CTAACCTTTTTGTACTTTTTGTAGATAATTTGAAACTCATTTCTTTTCCTTCTCTGGTTATCCCATTTACTATGATGTTTTAATCTCCAGACTGGCATCCTTCGATCACCTAAATAATTTTGTTCATATCTTAAATGTTTTATTTGTTTCACTTAAGCTTCTTTTTGCCATAAAATTTTCCAATACCTTTCATACCTATAGAAGCACTAACAATACCTCCAAGTGAAAGTTGATACCATTGAGGCATAGCTTCGAGAGCAATGAAACCTTCTGCTACAATTTCTCTACCCCATTCACCAGTAAAAGCTAATATTAATGGGATTGAAAACAATAATAAAATCCATTCATCTTTCCAAGAACCTTGAGTAGCTCGAATAGCAGCAAGATCCCAATCAATATCTCCTGTTGCTTCTTTCATTCTGATTTGAGCTTCAGCTTTTTGTACAGCAGTTTTACCATCTAAATAAGAAGTAGCAAGACCACCTACTGAGCCAAGTAATTGTGTTAATCCTGAGAGCATTTACAACCTCCTTTAGAATTAGAGCCTGTTACATAACCTGCAACAATTCCAACTATACCAACAAGAGCATTATTTAAAAGAGCAAGTATGCCTTCATCAAATTTACCACCATGTTCTGATGCTATCATAAATTCATCTACTACTATTAATCCAAGCAAGCCCATAAGACCTATTGCTAAGATCATAACAGTAATGTGTTTTAAATTGTTCATTAAATTCTCCTACCATTTAACTTTGTGAGACCAATATCTTGCACTTAATTTACTTGGACTCGCATCTTGAGCATTATGTCTAGCATAGTAAGATTTCTTTCTAGCTTTTTGCATTTTGCTTTTAGGATTTTTACCTGCTCCAGAAACACCTTGTGCTCCAAATCTAATTGTTTTTATTTGATCACCAACTTTAGCGACTACTATATGTGACTTAGTTTTATGACTAGGAGTGCGTTTTGGTTTATTAAAGCCACTAACACCTGCTCTAGCTAATCTAGGATCTTTTGTCATATGCTTTCTCTTTGTTCTGTTTTAGCTGAAACCGATACTGATGATCTTCCACCATTTACATATAGTCCAAACCAAGCTGCTCCAGCACCAACAACTACAGATACAAAACCTGCTTGTGCATTGTTGGGATCTGGTAAGTTCATAAACCAGTTGCAAGTTTGATAAAATACTACCATATAAGATAGTATAAGTAATCTTGGAACAATTCTCCAATCATTTAATCTTTCAGGTGTCATATTATCTCCTACGTAGGTTTAGTGGGCCAATCTGAACTTAATAATGCAGGAAATTTAGCATTACTAGTTATATCTCTTAAAGATTGTCTATAAGTTTTCCATTCTTCTTTCTTTTCATCTGATAAATCAGAGTCCGATAAAGCTGTCCAATCAGACTCTGTTAATAAAGTATTTCTTTGTTTTCTTATTTGTTCTTCAGTGTATTCACTTGCAAGTTCTTCTTCTGGAATAGGAATTAAATCAGTACCATCTAATTTATAATCAGCAGAAATACCTCCATATACTACAGTTTCATTGTCTTCTAATTCAACAATAACACCATCTTCTTTTTCTTCGTATTCTCCTGCATTATTTACAATATATTTTACTCTTCCAGTTTCAGTATTAAAAATTGTTACATATCCTGACATTTTTTACCTATGAATTTAATATGTTTAAAGTTACAGGTCCAAAAGAAGCTGTCATGCTATCACTACCTGTGCTACCTGCAGAAACTACTTTTGCTCCAACAACTAATTTTAAAGTAGGAGATGCAGTTAAAGAAGCTGATGACACATTTGCTTCAAACGTTCCAAAATTACCTCCTCCTACACCAGCAAAACCTAGACCTGAACTAGGAAAAGGGTTAGTTGAAGTTAATAAATTGTTATTAAGATAAATTCTAGCCCACAGATTGTGACTCATTACACCACTATAAGTAGCACTTACATTTTCTATTGTCATATTAACAATAGCCCCTGCTGATCTTACTGAAAAACTTCCTAGGTTTAAAGTTATACTCGCAAAGCATTGATAAAAAGAAGAATAAGTAATAGAGTTAGGAGTTCCTTTATTTACACCCCATTGATAACCATTCCAATAAATATTCTGAGAAGAACCATCTCCTCCAACCCAAGCTGATTGCCCTTGAGTAACTATATTTCTAGCTACAGCTCTAGTGAAAGTAACAATAGGAGTATTTAATACAATACCTCCAGAACTAGAACCTGGACCAAGAGCAGTGAGTCCAGTTGAAAAGTTAAAGAATCTTTTAATAGTTCCTATTGCTCCAGAAGTAAACATATCTTGGTTTATTCCTTGACTACCAACAGAAACTCCATTAATCTTTTTTACATCTAAAGAATTAACAGTTATAGCATTGGCATCTATTTCATTAGCAGTAATACTACCAGTATTTATTAAACCACCATCAATTATAGTACTACCAACACCTCCTAATTGAATTTTAAGTTCTTCAAGTGTAGTTTGACTAGTATTAGTACTTGAAAATACAACAACATTGTTGAATCTAATTACTCTTTCAGACGCAGTAGCTGCAACTGGAGCAACACTAGTTCCTGTTCCTGCAAAACTTAATTCAATAAACCAAAAAGATTGTGTATTATTTGGTTCAATAGCAGGAGGATTTTGTATCCATGTATAAGAAACTCCTGTAGTTGGATGACTATCAGAAGGTAAACCAGTTAATTGCATTGTTGTAAAATTAAGTCTAGCATTAGCAAAATGTGATAAATTTGCAGAAGCAGATGCTCCGTTTCTAGGATCACTTATAGATAATTCAGGATAATATACTCTTATAACACCTGCTGAATCTCCAGCAACACCATTAGATCCAGTAATTTTAGTAAACGTTAACGCAGGATAAGAATTAAGAGGACCTCCAAATTCTCTTACTGGAAGCGAAAATGCTCCATATGCACTAGTATCCCATGAAATAACTGCCATAAATTCGTTAGAACCCATTGCTGTACTTTGATTATTATTTGATTGATTTGCAGTATCAGCATAAATAACAATAGCATTGTCGCCTTGAGCACCATCTTGACCTGCTATTACATCAAAAACAGGAGAAAAAGTTGCACCATTTAGAGTATAACTAGTAACAGGTAAATTACCTAGAATTCCTGTAAAATTAAAAATAGCTCTATGTGTTTTTCCTGAAGAACCATAACTTTGATTAGTACCACTACTATCATCAGCATATATTATAGCTACTTTTTCAACCATAGGATCAACATTAACTTCTGCAGGAGAAGTTGAATTATTTCCAGCAGTTGTTACCCTAGATGAAGACATATTTGAATTAGACATAGATCTAACTGAAAATATGTAAGGTATAGGATTTGTAACAGTCATATCTGAAACTATTTCTATATGTCCTATAGAAATTCCTTTAGTTACACCTCCTGAAACTGATGACATTAAGTTGTAAGTGTTAGTACCATTAGCAGGAGCAATTTGAGTATTTTCTTGCCCAGAAACAGTACCAGAAACAGTCATAGAATGTAATTCACTAAATAATATAGTAGTACAAAAACGATGACCATCAACTGAATTTGTATTACCTGGCCAAAATAATTGATTATTTTCAGGAAAAGTACCAACCTGATTAGGAGTAAGACCGCCTTTCCAATTTGCTACACCAGTATTCATTCCAAATTCAGTAGCTCTTAAAGGATGATTAGTAACAAGATTTCCTTTTAAATCTTTTCCTGTAACATAAAATCTGGGTTTTCCATTATGTGCTGTGTTTTTTTCTGGATTAGGACTCAAGTCTGAACCATCTGATATATTAACAGTAATATAAGAAGGATTTCCAAAAATTACAGGTTCATTAGGTACAGTATGACCTGTATAATTTCCACTACTATCATAATAAGAAGTAATGTTACCAATTTGAGTACTTGGTAATGCAGGGCTAGATTGACTAGTTTGTACAAATAATCCTACTGAAGATGTATTTTGAGTTACAAAATTAGTTAAATTTTGAGCTGTATTATTAACAACAAAAGGAGAAAAATTAAGAGAACTGTTAAAATCTCTTAAAGATTCCCAATAAATTGCAGGTCTAAATCTATCCATTCCTTCTAGAGAAGGTAAATCAAAATAAGGAGATCTTGTTTCACCCAATGTTGTCCATTGTAAACTATTAAACCAATCAAATTCTGAATTTTGAGCATTTTCATAAGTTAAATAAGCAGCAGGTTCAAGTCTTGCCATTTCTACAATATACTTAGATACACCTGAAGCTGCTGTCCAAGTTAATCTCCCAGAAGAAAATTCTGGTTTTACTGCTGCATTTTGTAACGAAAATAATTCAGTATTATAAGCACTAGAATTGTTTACATTAGTAAAAGCTAGATTGCTTGGAGGTGGAACAGAAAATCCATGTAAAGTTCTATTCTTATAAGAAATATTATCGGCTACATTCCATGCTAAATCACTTTCATTAAATTTATAAGCTTGAACTTTTACAGATAAATCTTCTTGTACAGCAATACTTTCAACACGATAGATTTCATTATCTATATCAGCATATCCATTAGTATCTGCAGCATCAACTAAATCTATTGTAATAAAATCACCAGGTTCTAACTTTAAAGCTGATTTATCAAGAGTTATATTTAAAGTATTAATTCTTCTTGAAAAACGAACAATTTGTTCTGCTTTAGCTAATGCATGATAAGGGTTAGTAATTCCAGTTAAATCTATATCTGAAGACATAGGTAAGTTATTATCTTCAGTTAAAAAATCATTATGAACAGTAGATCCAGTTCTAGGAAAAGTAATTGAATCGTCTTTAAAATCCTCGTATTCATTACTAAAAGTAGCTGTTACCTGATTAAATCTTTCAGTTGCTGCATTATAAGAAATGCTTATTTCGTCTCTTATAACATTTTCTCTATTAAAAGTTGCTCTTGATAAATTAGCCAAATGAGTAGCAGTTTGAGGATACTCTAATAATAATTTATATTTTCCTTCTGTTGTCCAAGATAGCTCGGCTAACCCCATTGTATTTAATATTTTTTCAATATTATTTCTAATTGTATCTGCGGTGTCTAATGTTAAATTACATTCATATAATGCAGGTAAGTTTACATTTCTAGAAGACCCTATACATAAATTTTCAGTTGAAACATCAGTTGAACCACCATCGATTCTTGTAAATGTTATAGAGGTTACTGTTTGAAATGCTTCATTTGTATAAGCATAATTCTTTTCTTTAGATTCCTCATTTGTATTTTTAGGCATAATGACAGGTTCTGAAGTTAAAGGTGTTCCTGCTAAGTCAGAAGTTCCAGTCACAACAGCCTTTACTAAAGCATTTTTAAAAACACCATCAGAAGATGTACCAGACCCAAAAGATATTCTCGATTTACGCTGAGATCCAAAATCTAAAACATTAGAACTATTTACAACCCCTATATCAGTAGGAAGTCCTTGTAATCCATTACCATTTATTTGAGGAGCAGTCATAAGTACAGTAACAGAACCTGCATTTCCTGCAGTAAAAGCTCCAGATATATCTAAGCTTATTGATTGAGTTCTTTCTGTAGGTTGTCCAACTGTATTTACAAATCCTGCATTTGGTATACTTTTGGCAATAGGTGCATTACCATCCCAAACCATCTCGGTTCTAGCACAAATTTGTTTAGCATTATAAAAAGATTCTAAATCTATTTCTGTATTAGGATTTAAACCTCTGCCAAATTTGTCATTAGTTAGATAATCTAATAATATTAAGGCAGGGTTATTTGAATAAGAATAAACATGGGAAGATTCGGCAGGGAAAGTACCATTAGTATAGTCAGAATTAGTTCCTGCAGCACCTATCCAATATTCACCACCTGCATAATCAGTATAATGTATATCTCTAATTTTTCTACCTTCAACAAGAAATTGTACGTCAGGTATACCATTATAATTAGGTTCGTCTCTATTTAACTTAAATGCCATAGTAGCATAAGCACAATCAGTAAAATTATTTGTGTTAGGTAAATTATTTTCATCTGCAAATTGGGTATTTGCCAGAGAACCTCCTGTACGATACACTAGAATATCATGATTAAATTTAGCATCTTTAGAATTATAATCATTTTCATCAACAAATATATGTTTGACTTTATTAATTCCACCTTGACAAATGGCTTGTTGCATAAATAAAAATTCGTTTTTACCACCACTAAGTGTAAATCCAGGTCCTGTTTCTGAGCTAGAAAATCTCTGAACATGATGAAATTGATCTGTATTGCTTGAATCAACAACTCCATAAGTATCGTAAACAACTTCAGAAGAACTTTCCCCATCTCTTAAATTTACAATAGGTAAAATACCTTTAGCTGTACCGTCATCATCATTTATTCCTGAATCTAAAAATCCAATATTATTAAAAGAAGTTATACTTGTAACAGAGTTTAAAACCCTGTGAATAGTTTGAACACCTGCTATTTTTTGTTTTCCATAAACAACAGGTAAAGACACAGCTTGTGATCTAACTGGAATCAAAAAGCCTTTACGTTTTTCAGCTTCTGCTTCCATTCTTTCACGCATCTTTTTATATAATCTTTGCTGATAAGCAACAGATGCAACGAACATTATAAAGTTTAAAATTTGTTTAAATGGACTCATTATACTTTACCCCACTTAACCATAATTTCTTTATTATCATACATATTATCAAAAGAAGTATCTAAAGGATCTCCATTTGAATTTACTCCACTTCTTTGAGCCATTCCTTGTCTTGAAGTCATAAAACTTCTTACTAAATCTAAATCTGACATCGGTGATGTTCCTTCAATAACAGCAATTTTATTATCTTCTGAACTTTGTAGAATTGGTCTATCTATTGTTCCTTTGTATACAAACATGGTATTAGCAACATTTAATATGGGAACACCACTAGAATCATAAAAACCAACTCTAACTTCTATATTTTTTCCTACCATGTTATTTTTCATTTCAGTAGAAAATTCATTAATAAAATCTGTTAATACAATTTTATAAGCTTCTCTATCTACTACTGAAGAAAATTTAGGACTATCATATTCAAATAAAGAACTATTTCCTACATATGTTTGTCCATCAAAGACTACATCATAAGATATATCTGTTAAATATTTGGTAGCACTATGCAACTCTAATTTTATAAGAAAAAAGAACTCTATTGATTGTGAATCTAATATTGCTTGAATTGTACTATTAAATACTCTCATTACACAGCCTCAACTAAGTTTATTGTTCCTGGACTAGACAATACACCATCTGTAAAAGTTATCCCTCTAGTATTAGAAATATCTCTCCAATAAGAAAAATTTGGAGGAAATATTCCTTTAGTATCCCACAAAATATCAGAAGTAGCACCACTTGTAATTGCTTGTCTTAATCTTGGAAAAAAGTTAAGAGTAGGATTATTTTGACTAAAATCACAATCAGCTGTTACAACATAAATTTTAGTAAAACCACTAAATTGAAAAAAACGACCTCTTTTAAAGATTCCACTAGCTATAGCTGTACTACTTGAGTTTATAGTAACAGAACTTGTATATGCAGTTGCAGAACTTGTATTAAATTTAATTCCTTGACCTGCACCTGGTATCCCAGGAGCGTCTTCTATTATTTGTGGCATTAACATAGTACCGACTGAATTAAAACCAGTTCCTGTACTCTTGCTAATTGAAGACATAAACTGTTCTATAGCATTATCGTTAGTAATTATATTAAAGGACATTTCCCAA